TGTCTGTCTCGTTCTGCGTGACCTTAGTATCTAGCAAGCCGGTAGCAGTCTCAAGTGCGGTAATGTCTGTCTCGTTCTGCGTGACCCTAGTATCTAGCAAGCCGGTAGCTGTTTGTAACGTAGAAATATCGGTGTCATTACTATCAATTTCAGACTGTAAATTTCCACTAACCGAATCAACAAAAGATGTAGTCGCATAGGAAGAAAGATCTTGATCTGCACCAGAAATACTTATTGTATTAGTTGCAGCATTATAAAATAAAGAGGTATTTCCTAAACCTGTAAATACTACCGTTTCTCCACTAGCTATAGTATCTGAAAGACCAGTTACTGATATATTCCAATCATAACCACCCCCAGCACCACCTCCGTCTCCTGCTCCAGAAATAGTTACAGTATTAGTACTTTCATTATACTCAACAGAAGTAAGACCAATGCCTGTAAAAATAACCGTTTGATTACTTTCTATACTGTCTATATTCCCAGTTACGTTTATATTCCAATTATTATAGAGAAGACCAGAAACAGAGGTTATATCAGATTCATTCTGCGTGACCCTGGTTTCTAGCAAGCCAGTAGCAGTCTCAAGTGCGGTAACGTCTGTCTCGTTCTGCGTGACCCTAGTTTCTAGCAAGCCGGTAGCAGTCTCAAGTCCGGTAATATCTGTCTCGTTCTGCGTGACTCTAACTTCTAGCAAGCCGGTAGCAGTCTCAAGTGCGGTAATATCTGTCTCGTTCTGCGTGACTCTAACTTCTAGCAAGCCGGTAGCAGTCTCAAGTCCGGTAATATCTGTCTCGTTCTGCGTGACTCTAGTATCTAGCAAGCCCGTAGCTGTTTCCAAAGAAGATACGTCTGTCTCATTTTGTGCAACTCTAACTTCTAATAAACCAGTCGCCGTTTGTAGCAACTGAACATCAGTATCAAGCAAACCTGTAGCGGTTTGTAAGGCGGCAATGTCGGAATCATTAGATGTAATTTGTGTCTGTAAATTACCACTTACTGAATTTACATAACTAGTTGTAGCATAATCTCCTGTAAGACTTGCTCCCTGACCTGTATATGCAATTGTTTGAGTATTACCGTCTGGATATTTTATACCGCCAGCATTTATTTCTAATATTTGATTTCCACTATCATAAACCATTCCAGTATTAGAAGCTAAAATAACAGCGCCTTCATCTGTCAATAACTCAACAAATGTTACACCGGAAACACAAATACCATTTCCATTGGTAGATTTTACATCTGGACCGCCAAGCTTTTCTGCTCTTGGGGTAACAAGAATAGATCCTACATTTGCATGACTTCTAATAACATGCCCAATAGATGTTTTATAAAATGGCGCAATAGGAGAAACACCAGTAAGTCCACCAGCAATTTCATTAGATAAATATACTTCTGAGCCTTCAACAAAATCAGAAGTATCCAGACCTCTTACAACACCATAAGTGGTCACATATCCAAAACTATTTGATTCTATATCATGGGTTGCAATACCAATAGCTTGAGATTGTAAAGATCCTGTAGCTATTGCTTTTGTTATGGTTGCATTTGAGCCTTGAGATCCTAAAACTCTTACAGCCTCACCATTTAAGATAACACCAGTAGTGTCATTCTTGGCTCTTAAATATTCCTCTTGTCCTACTTGTAGTGTTATGTCCGCTTCATCATTGTATACAGCAAGAGAGCCATTATCTGTATCATAAAATATCCTACCTTGTTTGTAAGTAGGAGAAACACCTGTGTTAAAGTCAAAAGCATCAACACCAGTAATATTATTCTCAGTTTCTAAAAATACAGCTTTACTAGCAGGATAAGTAATAAAAACATCAGCTTCTTGATTTAAATGTATTCTAGAAGAACCACTGCTACTTACAAATACTTCACCTCGATCTAGTGTATTTCCAGAATATGTAGCCTCTCCTATTTCAAATTGAGATGTATTTTGAATTGTATAATACGTTAAATCTCCATCTGATAAAACACCACTAAAATCTTGAAAAGAAGATAAACTACTTGAAAAAGTAATAACTCCAGTACCAATTGTTAGAGTTCTTTGTTTAACTCTATCTCTAATTCTTAATGGCATATCTTACTCCGAGACTAAATTAAATTATCTATATAGAAAAGCCAGTGGCAGAGAGTACCACCACTGGCTAGTAATTTAGATTAATTATTAAAAATTAGAATGACCCGAGAAGAACCCTTCTATTATCTAAACAAGCAAAACCTTGTTCTGCCCAACCGTAGAAACCTGCTCTACGCTGACGATGAAGTGTATCGTCTTCCCAAATTTGAAGACCTGCACGAACAGGCATAACAAAACTGTCATTGCTGCTCATATCAAGACCAACTACAATTTCTGCATCTCCAGCAGGAAGCGTACCAGAAAGATCATTCTCATAGAACAATTGATATTCTTGACCTTCTCCAAGCTCATCCAAAGTGTGTAGATTAACACCAAAGATTCTTGTCAAAAGACCACCTTCAGAAGTAATCAACTCTCTACGAGTAATTTCATCAACTTCATCAACACCCCAGTTACGAATATCTTCGTGAGCTTCTGGGCTAATAAAAAGGTCTGTCAACATTCCACGATTAATGGAGCTTGAATTTCCGCCACCATTTCTGCGCATAGTAACTTTCAAAAGAGAAACAAGTCTCTTTGAAAACTGACTTGCAGCAGCATCAGCATCGTAAATCAAAATATTACGATCAACACCAGCGGAAATAAGTGTGTGCCAACCATCGTCGTTCATCTTCTTGGTAAACTGTGAACGCATAACGTCCATAGCACGGCCAACAACATCCCAACGAGCATCGCGAGCATACTTCAAAAGCCAGTCGATTGAAGCTCCAATGTCATAGGTAGGAACCATGACATAATCGCCTTCAACATGACGCTCAGGAATACGACCATGATTAGGGATAGTATAAGCAACAAAATCTTTTTCAGTGCCTGGAGCCAAGAAATCCAATGGGAATTCACTTGTTGCGCCAGGAGCAAGATTAACTACTTCAAAAATACCATCAAGAATATCGCCGCTCATAACACCTTTACGGAGAGGTGTTTCTAGTGCTTTTGCCAATTCAGCAACGCCAAGAAGTGATTCTTCTTTATTCTTAGAACCAGACTGCTTCAAAAGAGCAGCCATTTCATTACTATAGTCAAAACCTTTCATTTTATTTCTCCATTATATTTATTTATTTATTTATTTATTAAACAATGTTAATTTCAACTTTGCAGTATCCGTCAGAATCTGCAACGCCAAGGAAACGACCAACTGGAGCGCCAGTTACAGCAATCATAGCAGAAGCTTCAGAAGAAGTAACAAGTTTTCCATCTAAAGCAAAATATGCCTTTTCGCCAACAACTGGAGTACCAGAAATTTGATCAGTAACCACAGTTCCACGACGAAGCAAAGTAACTTTGCCGCCCAATTGAATTTCATCTTTATGCATGTTGTAATGCTGACGAGTCAAATCTAAATTAACAACATCGTTCAACAACAAACCTGCTGGTTCATCAGTGAGTGCTGAAACATCAGCAACTTGTGCCAATGCATCATCCATAGCAGCGCCGGAACCACCAGTTGAATGAACTACAATACCACCTCTTTCTGCAACTGCATCATTTTTGAAAAATGAAATATCAGTCAAGTGTTCTACACGATCTGGTTTAAGAGCCATTTTATATCTCCTGTCTATTTTTTTTAAATTATTATATTATTTGAAATTACTTATCATTACTTATCTTTAATAACTACTTCTTCTACCCACTTAGCCAATGCAGCGCGTGTTGTAGATAACTCGTCTTCTTCGTTTTCACTTGAAACAGCTACGTTTCCGACTTCTGTTTCTTCTTGGACTAATTCAGAAGCTTCTGTTTCTTCAAATTCTTCAGCTTCTTCACTAGCCTTTTCTTTCATGGCATATTCTTTCATAGCCTTTTCTTTTTCTTTTTCTTCATCTTTCTTCTTTTTACCATGCATATCAGCTACAGTAGTAATGAACATATCAAATTGCTCATCAGAAAGACTAGCTAAAGTTTCATACTTAGCTTCGATTTCTTCATCAGAAAGACCGGCTTCAGCCATCTTATCTTTTCTCTTTTTCTTCTTGTCTTCTTCTTTCATATAATGCATATCAGCCAAAACTGTTTCAAGTTCTTGGGACTTAGATGCAAGCTCTGATGCAAGTGACTCAGACTTCTCACCAGCTTCAGTCAATTGTGAAGTAAGATCTGCGATCTTTGCTTCCAATTCTGCAACTGTTGTTTCCAACTCAGTAACTCTTGCTTCACGCTCTGACTCATTAGCTTCTGCAAGCTTTGAAGACAATTCGCTATTCTCTTTATTTAAAGAAGCCACGGCCTCTTTCAATTCTTTAATTTGATTTTCAAAAATATCATTTGACATTACATTCTCCCTTTTAGAGATATTAACTTCTGAATAAAGTTGCTTCTCTTTTGTATTTACACCATTTTTAATAAAATTTAAGTTTTCTTCATTTTTAATGTTTGCAAATGAAAAAACTTTATCACGATCAAAGATTATACTATCTGGATTTGCTGGTTTATTTACAAAACCCTTGCCACTAAAAGTAACATTTCTAAGAACTCTGCCTATCTTATGGTCTTGATATGTGCCAGGACCACCATAGGCTCTTAGTTGTTTTGTTAAAAACGAAGAATCTTCATTTCTTGCTATAACATGGTTTTTACCATCTGGGGATGTAATTCCATAATCAAATCCTTTAAATATACACTCCATAGAAACATATTTTTCGCCAGCCTCTATTTCTTGTATCAATTCTTCTGCCCTAGCTTTTAATTCAGGGTCTTGCCATTGCCTATAAATTACAGAAGAAACCAAGATATGATATTCTTCCGGTAAATCAGAAATATCAGTATCATCATTAATTAATTCAAAATCAAGATCTACAGGCCAGCTTTCTATAATAGCCCCAACCATTTGTTTTTCATCATGTTCTAAATTAGTTGGTTTAAATACAGGAGTATTTCTAGCAGCCCATACTTCTTCTTTAGTAAAAACATCGTCGTTTCTATTCCATACCGTCGAAACCAATATAGAATACACCTTATACAAATCAGGATCATCTTGCGAAGCAAAAGATTTTAATAAATCGGGAGACTTTTTACTTTTTTGAACAGGAGCATCAAATAAAATAGAAGCCTTGGATCTAATCTCATCTTCTAATCCTAATTCTTTTTCTAAATCATAAACTTTTATATCATTCATTTTATTTCTCGTAATAATAATTTACAAAATAAGAAACACGCATATCCCTTATTTGCTCAACAGTTAAAGTTCCTAAAGTTAATTTAGCTTCCTCAACCCAATTATTAAATTCTTTATGAATAGATTTATTTGGATTTTTAGCAGCTTTTGCTACTGAATTCTCATCAATAGACTGCCCTATATTTAAATTACACAAAATTTCAAATTTTGATTGCTCTAAATCTAAAAATTCTTCTGAAGTTAAATTTCTAATAGAAGATTTACTATAATGATCCAATACTATAGGATTAATTATATCAGAAATATTATCCTGAGCGACTTTAGCCCAAACTAAATCAGAAGCTTTTATTTTTGGAACAAATTGCTTTATCTTTCTTTTAGTTGAATCATTTGAGTTTTTAGGTCTTCCCGGTAATCCAACATTATTAGATGGCTCTTGATTAGTAGAAGGCTGGGAAGTTTTTTCCTTTATATCAATAATAGAATCATCTGTTTTTTCATTTAATTTAAGACCAACTTCAGAAGGACTACTAACACCAGTTTGCAACGCTATTTTCTGTAGCCCATATTGCTTATCTATTTGATGATAAGGGCTAACCTTTTCCATATCTTTTGTATTCCTAGTTGTAGTTTCTTGCTGAACCCTTCTATCTTCTATTTCTGGAGTCGCCTTAATATGTCTTCTAACAAACTCATCGCTAACGATATTTCTATCAGCCATGTTAAGTAGTAGATTAGCCATTGACGCTGGATCTTCCAAATACATAATATCAAATTCAACAATAGCTGGTTGTCTAAAACCCATAGCCTTTTGAACTATCTTTATTGTTCATTCCAAAACTCTATTAGAATTGATCTTACATAGTTAAGTCTTTCTACTAAAGTTTTAAGAGAAATAAAGTTATTAGTAGTACCGGAAGAACCAAATGTTCCAGTAAGAGTTGGAGGAATTCCGAGACTTGCATAAATAGCCATTAGGGTTGGCTTATACTTTTCTTCACCAAGATAAGACTGAATATCACTACTAGTTTCTAGCAACTCAATATCTGGACCCCAAATAATATCTACTGTCCCACCACCTACATTAGCTCCAAGCATATCAGAGAGTGTTGAAGCAGCAGTTGGTGTTGGTGCTAATTTATGCTCCAAACTACCAATTTTCCAGACTCTAATTTTATTCATAGCTCCGTCTAAAGCTGCTTTATCAGTAAGCTGAAGCCTCTGATATAAATTTAAAGCTTCAAAAGCCGAATAGGTCATAGGGTCTGCCCACGTTTGCCAATCGTCTTTCTTATAGTAGAATATACTGGTCTTTTCAGGAGGTAAAATTATTTTACCATTAGATTCTGTTGCACGAATAATATCAGGAGATATAGTACTTAGGACTTCTTTTACTTTTGGATCGTCACTAATTTGAAGTTTTTTTATTTGGTTTTGTAGTTGAAGTGGGACACTAAGCATTAATGACTTTTTATTCGACAATATTCCTAAAGATCCACCAATAGGTTCAACAAGAAGTGGATCAATAAAATTATATCTCCAAGGTATTTCATTTCTTTTATAAGAAGGATCATCTTTGCTATACCTTACATCAGCAGCAACAGACTTTTGCATTTCTAGTTTTTTAAGCCTGTCGATTCTTGCTGTGTACCATCGAATCGGAACATTCGCTTCACGAAACAGAAGATGAGCCATACGTTCAGACACTCTTGAACCGTGAACATTTTTAAACCAATCGTTAAAAAATCTTTCAATTCTTTTATTAGGATGAACAAGTCTAATTCCCTGACTACAAAAATCACCCATTAAATCAATAGCATTATGCACCAACCCTATTCTTCTATAAGCATATCTACCAAAGGAAATTATATCTTTTGGTTTTGTTGGAGCAGCCTGCCCTGGTCTAAACCAATCGAAATCTCGACTGTTTAATCCCGGTCTACCTCCAGCGTAATCAGTAAGATTCCTAAAATCTCTTTGATAAGAACTTGCTGTCGAATGAGATGCTTCTTCTAAAGTTTTTGCATATGTACTAAATGCTAATTCTTGGTTTTCTTCAGACTCCCAACTAATATACGCAGGAGATTCTTGATGATTAGCATCATTTATCATCTTAGATTTTGGATATTTATTTTTCATAGTAGCTCGATAATTAAAAAAGATAAAGATTAAATTCAATACCTATTGTTAGTTACACCAATACCTATTGATTTCTACTAATTATTTTAACCGAATTCATAGTATATGATCTAGCCCAATCTTGCCCAAAGTACATATTTTCTTTATTTTCTTGCTTTTTTCCATACAAAGATGATACTACCTTACCGATAATACTATAAGAAGGATTGGGTATTTCCCTATGTATTTCCCTAGCGATCATATTGGCAATAATCAAAGCACTATATCTATCTTTTCTCATTCTTCCTTTCTTTCCGGTTCCAAGCTTTATTTCTGGGGTATCAAATTTTTCTCTACCTGCTTGTGTTCTAGTAACCATAATAGTTGATAATTCAACTTTTAATTCTTCAATATCCATAACCGTATCTTCCAGTGTATCAAACAATTTTAAATTTGCATTATCTCCAAACTTCTTTTTCATTTCATTAAATCTAATTTCATCTTGACTGGATATCATACCAAGGGTTAATTGGTCAAATCTTGGAAATAAAAACATTTTATCTTCCATGTCTTTCCTAAGACCATGATTAGCTCCAGATAGCCATTGTGAATTTGCAAATTGAACCAACTCTAAGATATGTAAACCAGACAGACGATCTGTATCTTTTTCTTTATTCTCATCTATTACTGGCAAAATAGCAACTTCATTCAAAGAGGGGTCCATTTTATCAGGATCTCTAAGACCTTCAGCAATAGCATATCCGCCTCCTTGTGCATCCAAACCTATTCTAACGCACGGAAATACTTGCATTAAATCTCTAATTTTTCTAACGCAGAAAGCATAATAATCATCTACATTAGTTAATCCTAATTTTTTTCTTGCCTGATAATCTTTTTTATTTGTTGTCCAAGAGTATACTATTCTTTGATGCTCGTTGTGTAATTCTAAAACTATAATAGCAAAATTATCAACCTCTGAAGCTGGGTCAATTCCAAATACATACTTACGATCAGACCTTCCTCTTATCATAACATCAAATGGGTCTGGACACCATGAGGGCCAATTGTCTTTAGCTATATTCTTATCGCTTGCTACACAACCTTCAATAGTTGTTCTTTTAAAGAAACCCTGGGAATCTTTAGCAAAACAAGCCCCATATTCCATAAGATAGATACCACTATGCATGGTAGCTCTAGATCTAGAAACCTGTTGGTCATCCATAAATCCTTCAGGAATTAATTCATACGGCATACGAATTACAGAAAATTCTTTGCTATTAAGACGTTTCATATAGTCTGGCAAATCTTCAGACGCTCCATCCTCGCCTGCATCACCAACCATCTTTTTAATATTGCCTTTTATAGTTGACTTATATTTTCTCCAATAATTTGCATAAGGCTCAAAATCATAACCAGCGGTTCCAGATAAAATAGACTGGTTCTTGTGTCTAGAGCTATAAGTTTTTTCTTGCTTTTCGCTCCATTTACCGTCTTTTTGCATAGCCTTTCTTTTTGCCGCTTCTTTTACATTTCCAGCGGGATCTTTAGAAACAGCAGCAAAACCTGCGACAACAGTTTCATAAATCTCTACAGGTATTGAATTAAATTCGTCAGCAATAATAGTATGAGCGCGAAGACCACGAATTTTATTACCATCGCCAAGAGGAACAGCAACAGTCCAACTATCATTTATCTTCAAAGTACATCTGTCAACATCACGACGAGGACCACTAGAATCACTACATAAACTTCTTAAAATTGGAGCATTCTTCCAAATAACGTCCATATATTCAAAAATAACTTTGGACTGCCTAAAGGCAGCACCTACTATAACTATCTTTGAACCGGGAACAAGAAGGTTTCTTAAAGTGGCATATACGGCCAATAAGAAAGATTTACCAAAACCACGACTAGCAATATACATAGGAAATGATTTAGTCCACAACTCCTGCATAATAACAACTTGTTCTGGCAATAAATCAATATTAAGAATTTTTTTAACTGTCCAGTGTATGTAACGTGGATCTCTCATTATCTTCAATACATGAAGATGAAAATTATTTTGACCCCACTCATCTAAGTCTAAAAGAGGATTTACTAAGCCTTTTACGTCTTGTTTTTCAAGCCTTAGCCAAGCATAATCAT